TCACCCCTCCGTCCCCGTCCCGGCCAACGCCGCCAGTACGGCGGTAGCGGTCTGGCGTTGGGTCTTGGGGATAGCGTCGGCGGCCAGGAGGTGGCTGTTGGCGGCGTCCTTGGGGTTGAGGCCGATGAAGCCTTGGCTGATCTCGAGCGCGTCGGCGACGCGGCGTTGCAGCTTGCCGGTGAGGGGGACCTCGCCGGCCTCGATCCGCTCCATCATGGCGATGGGCAGGTCGGCCTTGGCGGCCAGTTCGTCCAGGCTGATCCCCTTCAGCTCGCGCCAGGCCGTGACATGGCTGGGCTCCAGATCGGCGGGATCGTTGGGGCCAAAGATCACTTCCAGCGCAAAGCCATAGGCCCGGGCGATGCGGAATTCATTGTCGCCGCGCAGGCTGGCGGTGGCGCCGTTCACATAGTCGCGCACCGTCTGTTTGGGCACCTGCGCCTCTACGGAGATGCGGTGGGCGTTCAGGCCCATGGCCGCCATCCAGGCCAGGAAGTTTTCCCGTCGCTGCGTCGCTACGTCGGACATGAGCTCTAGTTTGCCGCAAAAAACGGAATTACGGAACGACGATTTTCCGTGTTTTAACTTGCCATAAGCACGGTAAAACGTATTATGAGGGTCATGAGCCAGATCGCCGTCGCCCCGCACCACCCAAACCCACCGCCGCCCGCCGCCATATGGTCCGACGCCCGCGTTGCGGCGCTGAAAACCGCCTGGCGCGAGGGCTTGAGCGCCAGCCAGATCGCCGTCCGCTTGGGCGGGGGGCTGACGCGAAGCGCCGTCATCGGCAAGCTGCATCGCTTGGGCGTCTGCGGCGGTGGCAAGCCGTCAGCGCCGCGCATCGCCTTTGCGCCGCTTCCGCGCCCGGCCAGGGTGGAGAGACCCGGCTCAGCGCCGCTGAAGCTCAGATGGCCCGAACCGATCTTGGAGGCGCCGCAGATCGCCCCAGCCGGCGGCGCGCCGCCTGGCGGTCCGGGGCCTAAGTATCTGCGCGATATGGCGCCGCGGGAATGCCGGTTCGGCCTGGGCGATCCGGGCCCGGGCGAAGGCGCCTATCAGCTGTTCTGCGCGGCGCCCACCACGGGCCATGCCTACTGCGCCCACCATCGCGCCATCGCCATCCTGCCGCCTCAGCCTGTTGGGGAACAAAAGGTGATCAACGGGACGCTGGAGACTCTGCTCGCCGCCATCGACGTCACGGGGCGCAGCGTGTCCCGCCGGTCGGGAGCGCGGCTATGACCTCTCTGCGCCAGACTCCGGAAGCGATCGTGATCCGTCGCCAAACGGCGTCGGCGGCCAGGTCGCGGCGCCGGGCGGGCTATGGGCCGATCGCCGATCATGAGGCCCGCGCGGCGGTGCGTACGGCGTTGGACGCCTATGCGGCGCGCCACGGCGCGCTGGCCGCCGGCGCCTTGGCCTCGGCCCTGGCCGGAGACTGTTTCGCCCGCGTCCAGCCCAAGGCCACAGCCCGCGCCGCCGCTGCCGCCCTGTTCAAGGCGGCCCCCATCGACACCCAAGGAGAGAAGGTCTGATGTCCAGTCTCGCATCTGGCGCCCTGCCGAGCCCCGCCGACCCCCCGATGGCCGAACAGCGCCGTCGCGCGCGCCTGGAGCGCAACCGCCGCCTGGCCCAGGCTGAGCCGGAGGTGTCCCAAGCCGAAGCGCGCCGGTTCGAGCGGCTGCAGGCGCGCCGCGACGATCCCGCCCAGTCCAAGCCGGTTCGCGAACGGGCGGCGGACGAGTTGATCGCGCTCCAGCGCCGGCTGGACCTGAGGCGCGACCAGCGTTGGCGCGACGGCGCGTTGGCTGAAACGATTGAGCTGGCGGCCGCGACCGGCGCGGTGGTGACGCGTCGCGCCGATGGGGGCGCTCTGCGCGAGTTGGGGCCGGGGCTGGGGAGCCTGTGGACCGCCCATCGCCTGACCGAGGCCCAGGTGAAGGCCGGCAAACGCTACGCCGACGATTTCGCAGACGCCGAAGGCTCGATCCGATCAAGCCTGCAAGATGGGATCAGCGCCAGCGGCGGACGCGGCGCCGGCGGCGGTCTGCCGCCTCCGCTCCAAGCCGGGGTGTTCGAGCTGGCCCGCGCGCGGGGACGCGGCCTGATGGGCGATCCGGCGCTGATCGCCATCTGCAACGACGTGTGCGGCCGAGGCCTCAAACTCACCGACCTCGCCCGCCGCCACGCCGACGCCCGCGCCGACCGCACCCATCTGGCCGCCCTGGAAGAGCGACTGAAGTGCGCGCTGAACCTGTTGGCTCGGCACTACGGGATCCGGGGAGGGGGATAGGGGAAACGCTCAAAAGTTCTGTTTACGTTCTTGATCTGGGTTGCGCCTTATGGCAAATGAAGGAAGGGTATGCCGTTGACCGGAGACGCTTTAGAAAAGGCTTGGCGGGATTGCGCGGGTGTAACGCCGCTATCGCCCCTGATGGCGTTTGGGCCAGATGGCCTGACACTCGGCGCCGGCACGATGCTGGCGTCTTTGGAGGACTTGAAGTCCGCCGATTTGCCGGACAAGCATAGCGAGGCGCGGCTTTGCGCCCTGTTGTCGGCCGCCTATCGTCAGCCGATCGCGCCCCAGGCGATTCGATACATCCGTCGCGGCGCAGTGAGCTGGCGCGACGGCGACAAGGCCATGGCCGCCATGCACCTAGCCATGACCGGCCTGACGCCGCTGCGGGACGTAAAAGGCGCTGCGCGACGGCTGTTCATGGCCGATGCGCTCATGAAGGCGGGGATTGAGCCTGACACGATCCTGCGCGCCTTGGGTCTTCCGGTCAGCGCCGGGGCGGAGCAGCTCACGCGTTATAGCGATCAGCAGTATCGCAATCCGAAGGGCTCGGGCGACATCAGCGGACGATGGGCGCGTCAAGGTACGACGGCGGAAGCACCGTCTGGCGTTTCAATGTCGGCGGAGACGACGCTTATTGAAACAGGCCCCACGTCGTTTAAGCCTTCGGTCGACGCCCAGCGGCGACTGCGCATTGCGCGTCAGATTGGGCAAGTCGCCCGCACAGCGGCTGTCGAAGAGAGCATCGCCTTACTGAAAAACCCTAAGACGCTCGCCGGCCTGGCGTCTTTGGCGGCGCGCTTTTCCGCGCCGACTGTGTTTTTCAGCGTGCTCTTGACTCCCACTAATAAAATGTCGCCGGACAAGATCCCAGTCCCGGGTCACCCCGATATGCACCTGGAGCGGGATATTGGATCGCTACACTGGCTTTTCGTTTATAAGGACAAGGCTGGCGTCCAACATACTGTGCGTCAGCAAAGCGACGGTTGGATCAGGGCCGACGATGGCCAGATCGTTGGCCGCATGGATCTGCGGCGGAATGCCGTTATATACATCCGGACACCCATTGGTTCCCTCGCCGGTGAAAGCGGTAGAGACGCCAAGTCCGTTGGCTCTGGTGTAACGGTCGACGAAGAGCAACCCAATCTCTGCCCAAAGCCCGTTAAGGATTATCACGGCGCCGGTCCCTTGAGCCAAGGTCGGCTCTATGAGGATCGCGTGAAGCTTCACCTTAACCCTGCCTTTCCCACACCGAGCGGCATGGGTTACTCCTTGCCCAATCCTGAGGCTCGGCCGGGAAGGGTGATCTTCGACGATTGCCAACGCAAGACGGGTATGATGGCGGAGGCGAAGGGGCCAACGTTTTCGAAATTTTTACATCAAAAAATTAACCAATGCCTTAAACGTGAAAAATGTAAAGTTCTTAATCGCTTAAATAGGAAGTTGATACGGCAAGCTTATCTACAAGTTGGTGCAGCAAAATTGAATGGAAATCGACCCATTACATGGTTTGTTCAAAATAAACCCACCGCTGATTTCGTGCAGAAAAAATTTATGGAGCACGGAAATGGATTGGAGAAAATTATGATTCGTGTTCTTCCTTAGAGGTGACGCATGACGAATATTTACAATTATACTGCTCACGCTGTGTGGGGCGGAAATCACAAAAAACCGAAGCAAATCGGGGCCGAGTTTCTGCGCATGGTCGATGCACTGACTGCGATATATCCCGTGCCGCCAGATTGCACAAAGAGCTATTGGACGCTGCTGGATGAAAGCGGGGATGAAGAGGCTGATTTATTGACTAAATACTCGGATAATATGACTAAATATGTTAAAGATAATATATGTAGGGACGAAGACGATATCCCCGATCCGGACGGTGGATATTGGATATTTTCTCAACTCATGCTCGAGCCATTGAGCGCCAGTAGGCATTCAAGCTTGAGCTTTAATCTTCAAGATGGGTCGCCATTCAAAAACGATTTTGAGTTCGAATTGGGCGCGTCCGTTTCGCCACCCGATCCAGACCGGGTGACCTTCCCATTTTATAAGGCGGCGCTGCTGGCTGGGTTATCGATATGGCCGGCCGACTGGGCCAATGTCCGGTGCTCGCAGTTCGGCGCGTCGCCGGCTGAGGCGTCGCTGGATCCGCACTTTCCCTACTCGGGCTTTCAAATGCCTTGGATGTCCTACCTGTCCGCCGAGCGGGCGGTCGGGGTCAGCGTACCGCCCGGGATCGTCACGGAACGCACGCCCGATGGCGGCCTTTTGATGATCGCCGCCGAAAGCCGACTAGATCCCGATGACCCCTATCATATGGCGCGTTCCAGAAGCTTGGCGGAGCTCATGATCAAGCATGTGGGCAATCATTGACTCGCGCTCTCGGGGTCGCCTTGCGCAGGGTGCGATATCCTGGCCGTCCGGCGCCCATATAATCGCGTCCTCAAATTCAGTCGCCAACGCTATATGCCAAGTTGCGAGCTATGAGGGAGACGGCGATGAGCGGTGTGGACATTGGACGTCGAAGCTTGGTGGCGGGGGGTGGCCTTTTGATGGCCGGCGGCGTCGGCGTCCGCGCTGCGACGCCTAAGCCCAAGGTCGCGATCAAGACCAACCGCGGCGTCATCGTGGTCGAGCTGGAAGCTGAGAAGGCGCCGCTGACCAGCGCTAACTTCCTGCACTATGTGGATACGCAACGGTTCGATGGCGGGTCCTTCTATCGGGCGTCGCGCACGCCCGGCTCGCCCAAGGAAGGCACAATCGTCGGCGGCCCGTCTGACCGCACCCACCGCTATCCGCCGATCGCCCACGAGAGCACGACGATGACGGGTCTTCGGCACACGACGGGAACGATTTCGCTGGGTCGCTACGCGCCGGGCTCCGCCACGGCGGATTTCTTCATCTGCGCCAGTCCAGAGCCATATCTGGATGCTCATCCCGGAGCCCCGGTTCCTAAGGGCGGGGGCGATAACTTGGGTTACGCTGCCTTCGGTCAGGTCGTCTCGGGCATGCATGTCGTGCGCACCATCTTAGCTCTGCCGACACCTGGAAAATCGCGCTTTCCGGACATGAAGGGGCAATGGCTGGACCCCGTCGTGCCGATCTTCACCATGCGAAGGGCGGTGTAGGTCGCCGCCAAAGCATTTACCAGTTGTCGGCGCCCCGCGAATCACCGATAAAAACATATGGGTTGAATTTGCGGCCGGCGGCGACGCCGATAATCACTCAGCTGCTGCATAACCTATCCAATTTTATCTAAAATCTGCATCAGAGGCGATATGATCGATCGCGCGCTCTCCCTATGCTTGCGCCCCTATCGCGAAGCCTTTTGCGAACAGGTCGAGCAGGCGATGGGGGAGGGCTACAGCCTCACCGCTTTTGCCGGCCTGATCGGGGTGTCGCGCCGCGAGGTAGATAGCTGGATCGCCGACCATCCCGAGTTCGCAGACGCAGTCGGGCGGGGTCAGGCGCGGCGGTTGATGCATTGGGAGCGGGCCGCGCTTGAAGTGGTCGAGCGGGGCGGGGCGGGCGCGGCGTCTGTGATCCTGTTCGGCCTGAAGTCCTTAGGCGGACAGGATTGGGCGGATGCGGACGATAGCGATCCCAGCGCCGACGCCGCGGCCGCCTCGGTCGTCATCTTCGCCCTGCCGGAAAATGGGCGGGCCTGACCGCAGACTCTGGAGGCGCCCATGGCCCCAGCCGAGGTGCGCCAGATCCGGCCGCAGCCGGGACCCCAACTGCAGTTCCTGTCGAGCGCGGCGGACATCGCGGTCTATGGCGGGGCGGCGGGCGGGGGCAAGACCTGGGCGCTGTTGATCGAGCCCTTGCGCCATATCGACAACCCAGGCTTTGGCGCCGTCTTCTTTCGCCGCACTACGGTTCAGGTGCGAAACGAGGGCGGGCTTTGGGACGAGAGCCATAAGCTCTATGCCGAGATCGGCGGCGTCCCGCGCAAGGCCGCGCTCGCGTGGCGGTTTCCGTCGGGCGCCAGCGTCAGCTTTCGCCACCTGGAGCACGACAAGTCTGTCTATGGCTGGCAGGGCGCGCAGATCCCGTTGATCTGTTTCGACGAGCTGACCCACTTCAGCGAACGCCAGTTCTGGTATCTGGTCAGCCGCAACCGCTCCACTTGCGGCGTGCGCCCCTATGTGCGCGCCACGTGCAATCCCGACGCCGATAGCTGGGTCGCAAGCTTCATCGCCTGGTGGATCGATCCCGAGACGGGCCTGCCGATCCCCGAGCGCGCCGGCGTGCTGCGCTGGTTCGTGCGGATCGGCGATGCGCTGGTCTGGGCCGACCGACCACAGGATTTGGCGGACCACATCGATCCGGTGGGGCGCCGTCCGATCCCGCCGAAGTCTTTGACGTTCGTGCCCGCCAAGCTGACGGACAATGGGGCGCTGATGGCGGCCGACCCCGGATACCTGGCCAATCTGATGGCCCAGCCGACGGTGGAGCGCGAGCGGCTGCTGCTTGGCAATTGGAAGGTGCGTCCGGCGGCGGGGCTCTACTTCCAGCGCGGCTGGTGCAAGCTGGTCGATGCGGCCCCGGCCGAGCTCGATATGGTGCGCGGCTGGGACCTGGCGGCGACGCCCAAGACCGAACGCAACGACCCGGACTGGACCTGCGGCGTGAAGATCGGCCGCGACCGGCGCACCGGCCGCTTCATCGTGCTGCACCACGTGCGCATCCGCGATACGCCGGCCAAGGTGCAGGCCCTGATCAAGAACACCGCCAGCCAGGACGGCCCGGGGATAGAGATCAGCCTACCCCAAGACCCTGGCCAGGCCGGAAAGGCGCAAGTCGCCGCCCTGACGCTTGCGCTCGAAGGTTTTGTGGCGCGGGGCACGCCGGAGACGGGCGACAAGGTCACGCGCTTTGGCCCCTTCTCGGCCCAGGCCCAGGCTGGCAATGTGGAGGTGCTGCGGGGCCTTTGGAACGAGGACTGGTTCACCGCCCTGGAAGGCTTTCCGGCCGCCGCCCATGACGATGACGCGGATGCGACCTCGCGAGCGTTCAACGCCTTCCTGCAACGGCTGAACAGCCAGGGCCTGCTCGACCTCGTGCGCCGCCAGACGGCTGGCGATGCGCCCACCTTGGCGCCTGGGTCGCTGGAGTGGGAGCAGACTAGGGGCGAGGGCTAGGCTTTTGATCCCTTCCCCCTCGATGGGGGAAGGGGCAGGGGATGGGGGTGCTCGCACCGACGCCGACCCAGGTATCCCGGGGCGGCGACGCCTCCTGCGCCCTCCTCGTCAGCGGCTGTGGATGGACCCCCATCCCAACCCTTCCCCCATAAGAGGGGGAAGGACTTATCTCATTGCCTCAGGAGCCGTCTCCCATGCCCCCACCCGGCGGTTTCCGCAGCTCTTTGAGCTTCAATGTGCAAGGCCCGCTGGGCCAGGCGACGTTTCAGCCGAGCGGGGGCGTGTTCTCGCCGGGCTTGCCGCTCCAGCCCATGGAGGGGCAGCAGCCGACGCGGGCGTTCGACTTCAATGTCGGGATCAATACGGTCGTCACCCCGCGCTCGGGGTTCGCCGATATCCACAGCTTCGCCAGCCTAAGGGCGTCGGCCAATGTCGAGCCGGTGCGGCTGGCGATCGAGACCTGCAAGGATCAGATCGAGCGGCTGGATTGGAGAATCAAGCCCATCGATAGCCAGGCGGGCAAGGCCGATCCGGCGCAAGTCGCGGCGCTGACGCGCTTCTTCCGCAAGCCCGACGGCGTTACCCCCTTCGCCACCTGGCTGCGGGCGGCGCTGGAAGACCTGCTGGTGATCGACGCGCCGGCGTTTGAGCGGCGGCGGGATCGGGCGGGGCGGCTGATCGGGCTCGATGTCGTGCCCGGCGATACCTTCAAGCTCCTGGTCGATGACACGGGCCGCCGACCCCGGCCGCCCTTGCCGGCCTATCAGCAGATCATCAAGGGCGTGGTCTGGAACGATCTGACGACCGACGATCTGATCTACGCCCCACGCAATCCGCGCCCAAACCACCTCTATGGGTTCAGCCCCGTGGAGCAGATCCTCGTCACCCTCAACATGGTGATGCGCCGCCAGGGCGTACAGCTCGCCTATTTCACGGAAAACAACACGCCCGCCGGCCTCCTGAACGTGCCGCCAGGCTGGGGCGCTGACGCGATCAAGACCATGCAGGACGCCTGGGACGCCCGCGCCGAGGGCGATCTGCCCTATCGCAACAAGGTGCAGTGGGTGCCCGACGGCACACGCTATCAGCCGTTCAAGGACGCGCCCCTGAAGGACGATTTCGACGAATGGCTGTACCGCATCGTCTGTTTCGCCTTCTCACTGCCGCCCAGCGCCTTCGTCAAACAGATGAACCGCTCCACCGCCGACGCAGCCTCCGACACTGGCAAGGAGGAGGGGATCGAGAGCCGTAAGCTGTGGTGGAAACGCCTGGCGGACCAGATCGTCCAGGACGACTTCGGCGCGACAGACCTGGAATGGGGCTGGTGCGAAGACGTCGAGATCGACCCCCTCAAACAGGCCCAGATCGACGAGATCAACCTGAAGAACGGCACGACCTTCATCAACGAGGTCCGCGACAGCCGCGGGCTTGAGGGTGTGGCCGGCGGCGACCAGCCGCTGATCTACCTGCCCACGGGCGTTCAGGTGCTAAGCCACGCGGTACAGGCGTCGCTGACGCCGGCGCAAACGCCTTTATCCCACCCTAATCATTCTCTCGTCACAGGAGCGCCCGCCTGATGCGGCTGTTTGCAGATCTGTCCAAGGTCGAGGAGCAGGACGACGGCTCCTTGAAGGTGTTTGGCGTCGCCTCCAGCGGCGCGCGCGACGAGGCCGGCGAGATCGTCTCGCCGGAGGCGATGAAGGCGGCCCTGCCGGGGTATCTGGCCTTTGGCGCCATTCGGGAGATGCACCAGCCGAGCGCGGCGGGCACGGCGCTGGAGGTCAATGTCGATGAGGACGGCTTCACCCGCCTGACCGCCCACATCGTCGATCCCGTCGCCGTCGCGAAGGTCAAGGCCGGCGTTTACAAGGGCTTATCCATCGGCGGCAAGGTGCTGCAGCGCGATCCCAAAGACCCCACCACCATCACCGCCCTGAAGCTGATGGAGATCAGCCTGGTGGATCGCCCCTGCAACCCGGAGGCCTCGATCAATATGTGGAAAGCCGATGGCGGGTTCGATCTCGACGATCTTGAGCTTGGGGCGCCCGATGGGGCGCGGGCGGCTTTGATCGCGGAGGCCTCCAAGGCGCTTTTCACCACCTTGGCCACCGCTCGCGACGATAAGCCTGTCGCAAAGATCGGCCGCCGCAACTCCGCCAAGGACCAGGCCGCCATCCAGGCCAGCCACGACCAGATGGTGGGCCTGGGCGCGAAGTGCGATCCCGGTAACTGCGGCTTCGACGATGACGATGAGGAGGACGAGGATGAGGACGGGCAGGGCGATGCTCCGCCTGAGGCTGGTCCTGACGATGCGAAGCTGGCTGCGGACCAGAAGGGCGCGGCGATCGCCGACCTGACCAAGGCCTGGACCGAGCTTTCCGCCGAGAAGGATGCGCTAAAAGCCACGCTCGACGGTGTCGCGCCCCAGCTGCAAGCGCTGCGCGCTGAGATCGACCTGCTGAAGGCTCAGCCGTTACCGCCAAAGACTGCGGGGTCGCTCCATGCTGTCGTCGATAAGGCGGCTGATGCTCGAGGCGTTCAAACCGAGTCATTGGCCGAGCTAAGCCTGGACGCCGTGCAAAAGGTTCTGGACGCCATGCCGGCCCAAGCCCGCGCGGACCTCCTGATGAAGGCGGCCATGGCGCGACCGATTCCGATAAGGGCTTAG